TCCAAAAGCAGTACCACCTTCAGCTCCAGTTGAAATCAAAGAAAGCATGTCATCAAAATCCAGTGAAGTATCACGGTTTAAGAAAAGCATATTCTCTTCAATAGCTCCTTGAGTATCTAGGTTACGTAGAATATCATCAAAGTCACCAAGACCTGTAGCTGCAGTAAATCCAGTTTGAACGTTTCCACGCTCTTGAATAGCAGCAAAAAGACCTTGTGTACCTTTAGCTCCAGCAACAGTAACTGCACCTGAACCAGCAGCAGCAAGTTCACCTTCAACAACTGACATTTCTAAGTAATCTTCAAAACGTAGTCTTGTTTCAGACTCAGCTTTTAGATACCATAGATATCCAGAAGTACCATCTTCAGTAGCAACTTCTACCCAACCGATCTGAGCAGTGTCAGAACCGTTAACAGTATATTTGCTTCTAATGATAATAGGTAAGTTAGAATATTGTTGCAATACAGGGTCAACACTTACAAGTCCTTCGCCAGGAGCAGCCACATCATAATTAGGTGTAACTGATCCTTTTTTAAATTCAGAACCATAAACAAACACTTTTAAATTTCCAACAAGACCTGAATCAGCAGTTGAAAGAGTTGCAGATGTATAAGGAGCAACAGTAATAATGCCAGTTGTTGTGTTAGATTCTGTAACTAAACACTTAGCCTCAGCTCCAAAATCATCCATAACAACTACGGTAGATCTCGGAGAAATTACGTTAAAAATATCCGCAGCTGCAGTAGGGTTAACGTTGATAGTTGTACTTGTAGGAAGAGTACAGTTGTCATATGCAATGTGTAGTCGGTTTTGTTCAGACCAAATAACTTGATCAGAAGTCATAGGCATTTCTGCTCCGACCATACGTAAAAAGCCAGATAGCGTTCTGTTGCCATATCGCTCTACTTCTTGCTCATAGATCTCAGGAAGATACTGTTGAGAGAAATCGACGAAGTCAGCAGCAGCTGCATCTGTCCATTGTAGATAGTTTGACTGTAAAGCTTCTTGCTTTTGAGTTGGAACTATCCTTCCAAATTGTGGTGTTAAAGCCATTTTTTAAATTTTTATTTATTAAATCTTTTTGTTTTTATTTTAAGCCTTGAAGAATCAGCACCACTAACAGCTTTTACTTTAAATCCTTTTACGTAAACATCACCTGAAACTGTAGGTCTAGCATCTGTCGATATGTTTTTCGATTTAGCCATAACATCTTTAACAGCATCAGCTTTTCCTTGTTCATAAAAATGACTAGCAATAGTATCAGCATTTCTAGCGGCATATAAAGCTTTATGATAACCTGAAAGATCTGATATTTTATTTTCTTTATCTAGGAACGTCCCGATAAAATTAGTAATATCAGCTTGATCATTAGCTATCTGCGTTGGATTTTTAACTCCGTATCTAAATTTCTTGTCTCCAACATTGAAATCAAAACCTTTGAAATCATCAGTTAAAAAACTTTTAGTACGACCAACAAAATCCTCATGCATTTGCTTTACATTTTTCTGCTCTTCGTTATATCTATTGAAAAAATCCATAGCTTTTTGTTGGTCTTGATTTACGCCTGGTCTCAACTTGATCTCATCGTAATACTTGTCTTTCAATCCCTCTAAAAAGTTTTTGGCTTTTCCAACTTCTTCTTTATACGCTATTTTCTTTTTGCGTATATCTTTTTCTTCGTCTAGCTCTTCATCATATGAATAATCTTCTAATAATAGATTTATATCTTCATAATCTAAGTGCGGACGAGTTTGTTTATAATATTCTCTAATCAATGTATTGTTATCTACATTGGAGTAATCTGCATTTAATCGAACATAATCTTCGACTGTACCACCAGTTTCTTCCATAAATGAAACTAGCTTTTCAATATTTTCAGGTAGTTGTTTTGCTGGCTGCTGAACTTCTTTTGTTTCTTCAACAACTTGTTTTTGCTCTTCTACCTTTGTTTCAACCGGATCTTCTTCAATCAAAGTTAAAGGAGATTCTACTTCTTCTTCGGTGGCCCGTATTTCTTCAACCACTCTTTCGCTGTCGCTACTGTCTTTTGGTTCTTCGACAATAACATCGCTATCATTTGTCTCTTGTGCTTGAACGGCATCTTGTTCTTTTTTTTCTGTTAAATCTATTTTAACTACATTTTGATCTTGAGTTTCTTTTTTCTCAAGTTTAGATAAATCTACTTTAACAGGTTCTGTTGTGGTTTTACCTAAGTTTTTAGGTTTAGTTTTCTTACCTTTTAAAGAAAACTCGCCTTCATTTTTAACCTCTTGGGTTGCATTTTCTTCTGCCATAATATAATATAATTAAATAATTAAAAGTTTTTTAACGAGGTTCAAACTGCTCTAGTCCAAATCCTCCAAGCGCATCATTACCAGCTGATTCAAAGTTTTTTGGTAATTCATCATTTTGTCTTTGCGATATCATTTCAGATTGTTGCGTACCTATAATTCTAGCACGCTCATCTTTACGATCTTCAATTTCTTTTTCTTTTTCTTTTTCTACGCCAGCTTTAGCTTGTGCAAGTTGTATGTTATAGTTAAACTCTTCAGCCATCAATTGTTTTTTAATTGAAGCTTCTGTTTGCATACGCTGTATTTCAAACTGAGATTTAGCTTGCTCTAAATTTACTTTTTCTTGAGTTAAAGCTTGTTGCTTTTGTAATTCAGCTAAAGCAGCTTGCTCAGCTGATTGAGCATTAGCCTGAGCTTGAGCTTGTATATTAGCTTGTTGCGCTTGCTGATCTCTTTCTCTTTTTCTTTTTTGACTTAGCTTAAGATATTGATTAGCAAGTTTTATATTTGTTATTTGTCTAATATCAATAGCGTCTTCTAAACCTATTTGACCAGCTTGTAAAGCTATTTGAATATTTTTTTCTAATACTTGTTTTTGTTCTTCTTCTGGCTCTAACTCTAAAAATATACCAAACTCATGCATACTTAAATCTTGTATTTCATTTAAAGTAGCTACATTAAATGAGTTTATAGAGTTTAATAAAGCAGCTTTAGTTAAAGGATAGTTTAACATGTCATTTATTCTTAAGCTAACATTTTCACAAGATCTAACGGTTAGATACATAAGAGACTGTAGTATATGCTTTGTAGCTGTATTTGATGCAGCCGCAGCTAGTTTTTGTAAACCTACTAACGAGTCTTTAGCTGGTTGACTACCATCTCTAGCTTCGTTTAGTCCGGTCACATCGCGTATCATTTGTAAATAATATTGATACGTATTAGTTAGAGCTTGTATTTTATTTATACCAGAAGATGATTGTAGTTCTTGAATAGGTACCTTGCCTGGATTCATATCTCCATCTACAGTCTTAGATCTACCAACTATACTACCAGTTTGAAAATACATGTTTAATGCTTCTTGTGGATTATATGTAGTTCCATTACCTAAGTCTACTTCAGCTAAACCATCTACATCTACAAATACACCATCTGGTACCATACGAGCTAACACTTGTTGTATCTTTAAGTGTGTGATTTGTATCATGTCTGCAAAACCAATACACTTGCTTACCAAACTTTCAATACGACCTTTGTACATGCGCGGCGCAGATATCACGTAGTTCATTTCTACTTTAGTCTGGTTGCTATAAGGTCTTGTCATGTTTTCAGCTAGCTCCCACTTTAACATTTTTTCTTGACCTAGTATTTTAGCGCCACTGTATAAAACTTCAATAGCTCTATGTACTCTTTGAAAATTATCGTTTACAGGTGGATTAAAATCACCTGGTTTCTCTAAAGCTTTTAACAGACCTTGATCTGTTTCTTTTATTTTAAATACTTGATTATTATAGGTTTTGTATTCAAAATATAAAACTTGTACATTATTATAGGTGTCATCTTGACCATAATAGTTTCTGGTATAATTAGAATCACCTGGGTATTTTTGTATTTCTTCTAGTTCAGCATCTGTTAAATAAGGAAACTGCTTTTTAACTTCTTCTAAGCTTACACTTTTTACTTCACCAACATAATAAATATCTTCAAAGTTAGGATCTTCTGTGTAAGAATACACTAAATTAGCAGGGTCTACATACTCTACTGTAACTCCATTTGCTAAATTAAAATTAGTTTTTACACATGATATACCAAGTACAGTTAAATCATATGCTAATCTCTTTTTTATTTCCTCATATCTATTATAATCTAAAACAGTTGATATAGCTTCTTCTTCAGCTATTTCTATACTTTGTTTATAGTTTAATTGAAGATATAAATCTAATTCTTCTTTGCTTTCTGGTAAGTTACTTGGATCTGATGTATTAAAAAGATCAACTCCTAAATTATCTTTTATAGAGTTTAATAATTTTTTAGAGTTCATATCACGCATTATACCGCTAGCGTAATCTGTACGTTGTTTTAATGAATATGGATCTGTAGCAAAAGATTTAATTTCATAACCTTTATCTGTCATACCATTTACAACAATATCTACAAATTTAGATAATACAGCAACTGGCTTCCAGTCTAAATTTAAATAAGACAAGTCACCATTAATAGATAATTCATCTTTATATTTAGCTACAG